TTCTATATCATCTAATTCTTTAGATGACAAAGTAGGATCTCCAACAGGAACATCCTGTAGTAATTTAGTTGTGTTAGCTATAGGTACAGCATCTACTCCAAATGAAGTAAAATTTGTAGAACCTAAATTTACAGGAATTAATTGCCCATTAGTCATATAAATAGAAGCATCATCGTTTTGAATATCTTCATATGTAGGGATCCAATTGTTAAACGGTAAATCGGCTTGTGATTGTCCATTTCTTATAATTATAATAGGATTTCCATTTCTACCTTCAGTACTCCAAGGACTTTCTATATTTTTATTACCTGCTGGTTGTCTGGCTGTAGATCCAAATCTAATTGAATTACCAAACCTTCCTTCTATTATAACATCTCCTTCATTTGGAAACAAATTTCTTATATCAGCTTTTTCTACAAAAGTATTTCCAGGGATAGGTTCAACTAATTCATTATTTTCATTATTTTCTATACCATCGCCTACGTTAGTATTATCTACGGTATTAGTATCTTTTGATACTCCTGAGGCAGGGGAAGGTAATAAATTTAAATGATTACTATTCCAAGGAGAAATAGGATTAAAATAGTAAAATTGAACTGAATCTGAGTTTCCTTCTAATAATGATTCTTTAGAAGGTCCTATTGTTATATAAACAATTTCTCCTTTTAAAGGGAATTTTTTAAAGTTAATATCAAATGGATAAGCAATATTTCCTTGAGGATATTTTTTAGGGATAGACCCCTTGTTCAAAGTTTCAAATCTAATAGCTCCTATACTAGCCCAACCACCTGCTACTTGAAATAAAGATTCCCCGTTACTATCTGATGATAAAGATACATCTATAACTCTAACAGGAATTAACCCACTAGTATTTAAATTTTCTTTAATTTTAGAAGGTTCCCTTAAAGTATTTGTTAAGGTGGGAAATTGTTCAGCCATTAAACCGCTTTTTCTATTTTTTCTTCTAATTTAGGTACTTCAATGTTTTTATCTAATTCTTGAAGAGAACTAAATAACATTTCTTTATCTTCTTCAGATAATAATTCATCTGAATCTACCATTTTACTATTCATAGCACGTTGAACGATACCAGCCATTTTAATTAAGGCATCATCGTTTTTAATGGCTAGTTCCATATATTCTTTAATTAAAGGAACAATCATTGTTGCTTCACCTGGTGAGGTAATTAGGGGTTTTAGTCCTTCTATTAAAGAACGAAGTTGAACTTCTTTATCTTTTTGATTAACGTGTATCTCTTTCAAGAGATCAGAGAAGTTTTTCTTTCCGAATAATTTTACTTGTGAAAAATCCATAAGCTATGCTTTGGATATAAATATAGATGTAATAAAGAATTAAAATTTCATACTAACTATCCCACTTTCAATATATTGGGTCATTAGTTTTTTATATATAATCTTCATCTTTTTAATTATTTTAGTTATTTGAGGAGTAGGTTGATCTGTTATTTCGCGTATATAAATATATATTGCTTTTTTATTAAATAACTCTAAATTATCTCTTTTACGAAATAATTCTAATATAGCATCTGCAGTTTTAGCATCCTCAGGTTTAGGAAAGTGATTGTATAAGTGTAAGTCAAAATATTGTAACAAATATTCTATAAATTCAGAAGCTCTATCCTTATAGTCTTGGATTGGATTTGAATTTTCTAAATCTCTAATTATACTAGGATCATTATCTATAGTATCAACACCTGCTTTTTGTTTTAATTTTTTATAATTATTATTATTGTAAAGTATTAAATAACGTTTTGCTATAGTACCAAAATAAGAAAATGCTTTACCTTTACCTTGTTTATATAAATGAAGTTTTTCAAGTAAAAATGTAATTACCTCATGTTGTAAATGTTGAATTGTATCTACTTCTGTATAATAGAATTTAAATGTATGTATAATGTTTTCTGTTAACTTAAAGAAAGCATATTTTATACGTTCATTATATATAACATTACGCTTATCTTGATCTGTTTCATTAACATATTCAAGAATAGCATCCTCTGTATCTTGAGTAAAATATTGGTTTTTGGTTTTGGGTCGTCTTTTTCTTAAGGTCCCTTTTTTAGTATATTGAGGACCTTCATCTTTTTGAGGTACAGCTAGAATTTTTCCCTCAAGAGATTCGTCTAATGGTGAAATCATTTATTAATATTGTACTCGTTTATAAGCTCTTGAATCTCTTTTATTCCTTTAAAAAACCATCCTATTTCATCATCAGATTCAAATATTTGTTTTGAATCAATTTCTTTAATTTTACGATTTGATTCAGATATTACAGTAGACATAGTATCTATGTATTGATCTCGCTTTATAATTGCATCCTCTAATTTTTCATTTTTACGCATCAAATTCCAAATAACATAGAATATGATCCCAAAAATAAGGATACCAACGTTAATTAAGATAATAGTGGTTGTAGACATTTAGAGATTCTTAACTAAATTCATTAAATTATCATTATTAGAACCTATTTTATCTAAGTTAGTATTAACTCGATCTTGTTTTGTTGATTTTGTTTTTGGATTTTCATTACCAAAAGTATCTAACCATTCACGTTCAAATTCAATACGTGCTGCCATTAGGTCAGCTTGGTGTAAAATAAAAGGAAGTGAAGTACGAGGTTTTGTTTCGGGCATATATCCTTTTAAATATGCCTCATTTGCTTGATCATATAAACCATCGTGAGTTTTAATAGCAATCCATTCATTTGTAGTTAATTGAATTCCTGCTTGTTGTAATAAGAATAAAGAGCGATCTGGGACCGTCATATATTCATTGTTAGTGTTAAAGGTATACATTTCACCTAAATTCTTTTTTCTCCATTCATCTGTAGAAGGTAAAACAGAAACATGTTCTAATGATCCTATTTTACCTAAATCATGATTTAACGCGGAAACAAATAGCTCTTCTTCAGTAAAGGTATCTTGCATTCCTATTTCCTGCCATACCTTTAATAGTTTAAAGGAAGCAGTAATTACACGTATAACGTGATCAGCATAACCCCCTGGAAAACAATTGTGATAAGCCTTTTTATGGGAGGCTGGGAGCAAGGCAATGCGTTCATCTAGTTTATTGTAAAAATCTAGAAATTGTTGTTTACGGTTGCCCGTAACATACTTCTCAATGCCCCTAAGGAGTACCTCATAATTTTCCTTTATTTGTTCCGCTGTTAAATTCATGTATTAATCTTGTGTTTCGTTATTTAGATATGTTTGAGATTGTTCTATGATTTCTTTTATAACATCAATCGTTTGATTTACATTAATATGTTCGCCTCGCTGTGAATTGTGTTTTAAAACGTTAAGCTGATTTGAAATTTTTTCTAAATTACGCTGTAAATTATCTTTATATCTCATAATAATATTCTAAGAGGATTTCTAGTGCTTCCTCAATTGTATTAAATATACGAACCCCGGTTAGGTTCTCCAAATTTGTTTCAGATAGTATATAAATATATTCTCCTGGGTGTTTTCTAAAATATATAATAGGGAATGATTCGGTTTTAAGATTTTCCTCTAACCAATCACCCATTAAAACATTTGTATCAACATCTACATCTGTATAGGGAATTTCTAATTTATCAAGTGCACCTTTTAAAGTTTGACAATAAGTACAGTGTGGAAGTGTATATAACGTTATTTCCCCTACCCCTTTTCTTTCTATTTCCTTAACCCCCATTTCATAAATATTTAATTTTTTAAATCTCTCGTAACAAAAAGGTACGAGAAATTTTTTACTTTTCCAAATATTCTGTAAGAAGTTTTTCCCAAGCTTTAATTTTCTTTATTCCTTCTTCATGTTTGTTTTCTTCAAACATAGGAAGTAAGTCATTTTGCAAGGTTTCAAGGACAGGTTTAATTTCTTTTTTATCTACTGTTTCAAAAAGAGGTTGACCTTGATTTTCTAATTTAAATAAGTATTCAAATTGTTCTAAAGAAGAATCTAAAAGTGAGTTTTTTAATTGTGTAAATTCACCTAAAGAATTTTCTAACGCATCTATTGTATTTTTAAGTATATCTTCCATTATTAATATTTGGTTAAACCAGTACCATATTTAAAAAAACCAATATGGTATATTTCCATCCAAGGACATATCCATACTTTTCCTATTTGTCTAACTTTTCTACAAAATGTAAAATCCTCACTTAAATACCTCTTTGAATTTTCATCTATAACACATTCAAAAAAATTATAAATTTTCTTTCCATGATATGTAGAATAATCAGCCATAAAATAATTCTCAGACTGAAGCATAATCAATTTTTCAAATGTCTCTCTTCTAATCATCATAAATCCTGTCCCTATCTCTAAAGCCTCAGATACTTCATTTTTATTAAATGGTTTATTAATATCAATTAAATTACCATTATATTCTATAGGTAATTTTTTAAGTGGGTAAGCACCACCTAAAACATCATAGGGTTTTTTATCTATTAAATCCAATAAAGTAATTACATCTCTGTAGTCAAATTGTAAATCACTATCAATAAACATCATATGGGTACAATCTGTTTTTAAAAACTCATATACTGCAATATTTCTAGCCCTGTCAATTAAAGGTTCGTTCATTACATTTTTTATTTCAAATGGAATTTTGTTAGAAGATAAAAATCTTACTAATGAACATACACTTTCATGATATAACCCCATACATCTCCCCCTATTCATAGGAGTAGAAATAAAAATTTTTTTATTTTGT